GTTTTCTATCATTTCTCTTAATTTATCAGGACGATATCCCGACCAGGAATCATTATCTGTCTCGACATAAGGAAGCATATTGGCTTTTACTTTTCTTAAATAATCAAAGACCTTTTTATTGCCGACTGCTTTGATTTCCTTAAAATCTACGTGATGGTTGCTCAAACATTTTTTTGTCGCCACTGATTGAATACTTTGATCTGTATAGACTTTTATTAACAAATGAATCGCCCCCCTAAATTCTTTTGTTATTTCACATGCTAACGAATAATCTTTAAATTAGTAAGTCATACTATTTAAAAAAATAAAATTTATGTAATATTTTTAATAATTATCAAAAAATACAAGCCAGGTCTTTTCAGTAAACAATTCATCTCAACAATAAATTTAATGTGTCGTTTTCTCCAAAATAAAAAGCTGGTCGTTAGACTAGCTTTTCTAGTAATTGCGGTTTAAACCCGGTAAGGTTTCCTTTATCAGTAATTACGAATGGCAACCTTTCAACACCAATCTTTTTTAAATGATTGACTGCTGTTTGATTGTCCGTTGTGTTAATTTCTTGATAACCAATCTTGTGTTCTTTAAGCCAACGTTTTGTAGCTCTGCATTGTGGACACATGTTCTTTGTATAAATAACTGTTTGTTTCATATCTTTAATCTTTCGATACTACTAATATACAAAGTATTTGTACTTGGTATGATCTCACTTTGACCTCGATTTGATTGGTTTTGATCTTTTTAGATTATTCAGCCAAACAAAAAACAGCCCTTAGGCTGCTGACTAGTTATTGTTTTTTCACCACCAGAAGAAAACGGTCTTCGTTGCTTTCGATAAAACCAGTTTGATCAATAATATTCTGTAACTGCTTTAGTTGTGTTTGACACTTTAAAACTGAGAAAGCGGGAAATTCCCAACTGATAATCGTAGCGTAATAAACAAGGGCACCAACATCGTAGAATCTGATTTTTGGATAAGCAACATCGCTTTGCATAATTTGAAAACCGCGTTCTACAAAGTTAGAAACGACCTCAACCAAGGTATTTTGAGGATAAGCAGGAACATATTTATCAGCCAAAAAGCTAGAGAGGCTATAGTTGTTGGTGGCACCAACCTGTTCAGTGATAAACAAACCGTCGGGTTTTAGACAATGAACGATACTTGCGAAATTGAGACCATCATGACTATTCGTAATCACATCAAAGTTATTTGAGACATTCGGCATATAATTTTCTTGCCTGGAGGCATATAGCTGAACGCCCAGCGGTGCAAGTTTCTTTTTTAACAAATCAATGTTCGGCTGCCAAGTTTCCGTAACAGCAGTGTGGTCATATGGATGGCCAAAACTTAAAAGAAGTTCGGCATCACCAGTCCCGGTATCTAGAAGTTGATCCGTACTCTTCAGATGCTGTTTGACAATTTCAGAATAATTCCAAGGAAGCCGCTCGTTGTACCATCTATTATTCAAATGGCTAAAATCCCATCCCGTGAAGCGTTTAGCCAGTTTCTCTTCGTTAAGCCATTGTTGAACTAAATCTTTATTTTTCATTTTTATTTAAACTGCTTTCTATTCGATATCTATTTCAAAAATCAAAAGATGCAGTCCGATCCGCTCTATTGACTCGATGCGCAGCAGATCGCTTCAGGACCGCATCGAGTTGTTAAACAATTTAAGCATCATGACTCCTTGACAGCAATTATAACAAGTTCCTCTTTTGTAAGCAGCTAATTTCTCTTGTACACATGAAAATCGTGTTCGCCTAGATATGCATCGGCAAACCAGAATAAGGCTTTATTTAACAAGTCATTGGCCCCCGACCGACTAAAACCATAGCCGACTGCAATATCCGTCCACTGTCGATCAGTCGGATTATCGACGTAATAGCTGACCAGAAACCTCCGATACTTCCATGGAATATTAAGCAAAGCACTCATACAATAATTCACTTCTTCTTGGGCCGTTATCCGTCTTTCAGCTTTGATCTCTTGAGAGTTATCAACAGAGATGCTCTTAGGCATAATTGACCAGATCTGAGATTTTAAGTCATCAGTAGAGCTGCCGGCCATCATTAATAACCGTTCAAATTTGCTGGGTTTGGCCCGATTGTGTTTAAAAAATGATCTGACGTTTTCGATCGTCGCGTAATAATCGGCTTGATCCAACAAATCTATCTGATCCATCATTACTCCTTTCAGTTGATTTTTCTAATCGTGATTTTGACCTGCTCTTTTCCTGAATGGAAATGCTTATCAATATAAGACCTGCAAATAAGATTGTCATCCGGGATAACTTTTGCTTTAACCAGAGTATCGGTCAATGCTTTAAAGAGATTATCAATATCAGCGACCGGGTGTTTATCAAACCAGGCTTCATAAGAAAATTCATATTCTCTAGCGTCTTTAGTCTCTAGGAAGATCATCAGCCAATCGTTATGAGTAATTAAGGCCCAATCTTTTCTAAACTGCATATATCTTTTTGGATAATATGGGTGGCCGTATTTCGGTACTTTAGGTCTGGATGCTGGAACAGCCCGAATCTGATAAATCTTTTGAAAAGTCATGTTTGCTTTTCCTTTAAAAGATTGCGCTTGTATTCCAGACTGCTGATTAAACCGTTTAGATAATTGCTTTGTTTACTGTTCTCCTGTGCAAACTGGAGATCGAACTGATAGCCCCTGATTTGAGTTTCCAGTTTCTCGATTTCTTTTCTTTTGGTCATGGGTTTCCAGCCTTATATTTCTCTAAAGCATCCAGAGCAACTTGATTGTCAATTTTTTCAGCGCTGCCATAATCAATGGCAACTTCTTTTTGTTTGATATCAGACTGCTTGTATTCCCATTTGATCGTATTGTTCAGTCTTTCATCAAAGCGGCCGTTAAAGATTGTTTCCGGTCTTAGAAACTGTTCGTATTCAATTTTGCCTTTCCAATGAGAACAGGCCCGATCAATGACGGTCTTTAAGTCTTCAGGACTAAAGCCTTCCTTTAGTCTTGCGATGATCGGCTTGGTATTCTTCTTTGCTGATAGATTGAACTTTCGATTGCTTTGTTGGTTGAAATAGTTCAGGGCTTTTTTAGCGATCGTGATGTTTGACGATATTGATTCGTCAGGCTTGCCTGACATAATGTCTTTATCTGTATCTGATTCTGTATCTGTATCTGTATCTGTTGCGTGACTGTCACGTGATGTCACGTGACTACCTTCTAATAAAGAAGGAAGCTGAATCTTTTTTCTTTGTCTTTGTTTTCTAATACGGTTCTGTTCTCTAACCTTTTCCATACCATCGATGTTTTGGTGCTTCTCCCAGTTGGTAATGGCAATAACTCCGTCTTGTCCGATATCGATCATGTTGAATTTGTTCAAGGTCGTAATTGCCAAACGGACAACGTTTAAAGGCTTGTTAAACAAAGTCGCCAGCATCTCGTCGGTATAAGGCATATTTCTTTGGATATAGATAAGACCGTCATCATTGGTCTTGCCAGCAAGCACCAATAATCTGATCCAGATGATTAAAATCGAATCGGATTCGGGTACAGATTGGATAAGACGGATCTTTTCGTCATCGAACATCGTGGTTTTGAGTTTTATCCAATGTATGTCTGCCATTCAAATACCTCTTAGAACGGCAGATCATCATCAGAGATTTCCGTATTGTCATTGGCTTGTGTCTGACTAGCAAAAGGATTGTCCATTCTGCCAAGGTCGTTATTAGATGTTTCTAAAGATTCGACATTATCTTGTTTTGGACGCATTTCTCCATCTGGTTGCGAGGACGCTTGTTTAATGCCGTATTGAGAAACATTGGCAAAGTATTTTCCTGCGTTTTTGCCCCTGGTCGTTTCCCGCCAGCCGACTTTAATGTTTATCTGTTTGCTTTTCACTGCTTCAGCGACTGGGTTTAAACCGTCTCCTTTGAAGCTGTAGTTATCTGATTTTCCATTTGGATCAACAGCGTTTAACAATGCATCTATCTTCCATGCTGCCTTTTCTGTATTGTAAAAAGTATCAAAAGGAATCAGCTCCCCTTCATGTTCACCATCCAACACTTGGTAATTAAGAGTCATCGTATCAACTGAACCGTTTTGGCTTTTTTGGGCTTGGTAATCGTCTAGAATAATTACGTTGTACTTTCCACCTTCATTCAAATATCTTGTACCTTGTCCGTTTTCGATATGGTGTGTAAAACTCATAATATTTTCTCCTCTGTTTTGATTTCTTCTTTAAATTCTTCAAATAAATCTTCTGGTGATGCTTTTAAGCGATCGTCCAAACGGTTTTTGGCATATACTTGCTGATCGGAAGCCAATTGAATCAATGGCCTTTCTCCCTGGACTTTGGTAATTCTGCCAACGACATCGAATAATCCCAGAAAACTGTTTCGGGCAATCTCGTTTTTGATCAAGGGCATAAACCTGGTAAGTTTTCCGCCCATTGGATCGGTTTCGTCTATCACCGATTCCCAAGCCGTAACATAGATTGTCTTGCCGGTTTCTCTTAAAAGATTGGCCAATTCGGCAAAAAATGATTGCAGTAATGGATAGACATCATAGTTATTTTTACTGGAACGAGAATAAATAGCGAGAACCTCAGAATAAAGAAAACTAACATTATCTAAAATCAAGGCATCAACTTTGTCGTTAAAACCGTAATTTTTGATAAAATTCAGAAGGAAGCGATCAAGCTGATTTTTTTCTTCGTCACTCATTTCATAAACCTGCGTATCATTAAAATCTTCCACAACATGATTCAAAGACATATCAAATGGCAATAGAATCTTGTTTCCCGGAATAAAGGAAGCTGTAGTTGTCTTGCCTTTGCCCCCTTCCCCGTAGATCAAATACATATCGCCTTTCGTTATATAATCCTTGGCATTAATGAAGGACATTATCTAATCACCAGACTTTCGTTTTCTTTTAGCTCAGCTCCAACAATCGTTTTGCCTTCTTTTAGAGATTTTTTGATCTTACTTCGATCCAAAGTTTTAATTATTTTTTTATAGTCATCGTTAATTATGTCTTCGTTCTCTACAACGACTTGTTTTGTATGCATAAAATAAAGGCTATTAAGAGTGGACTTGTATTTTTCTTTTCCGGTAACCTTCATCGACTGCTTGAGATAGTCTTTTAACCAATTGATAGATTTATTGATTGTGGCTTTCTTTCCTTGAAGTTCATTAATTAATTTATCGATCTGATCGATATCCGATTTCTTTTCCTTCACGAATAACGCGATGTTTTCAATTTTGTCGTTCAAAGTTTCATCGATTGCATCCAAGGTGTCAAACCAAACTTGTTCGCTAATTTGAGAATCGTCCAGTTCGTCGACAGCTCGATAATTTTGTGCAAGATTATATAGTTTTGTCATATAATTTGTTTATCCTTTCTGGTTGATTGGATATTTGAGTTCTTAGTTGCTGCTAAGAACTTTTTTTGTTGCCTTTCTAATTTTTTAGCTGCTCTTATCTTTAGATAAGATCTTTCCATAGCTCCTTGGCCGATCGCCTGATCACGCTTAGCCGAACGGTACAGCTCTTCAGGTTTGTCGGTAAATTTATAACCATAGTCGCCCGTAGAAATTGGTAAACCTAAGCGCAATAGATATTCCGAATAATGCCTAAGCATGCGTCCGGAATCTTTGACAGTAAATAGAAAACCCAGTTCTGATGATCGATAATTTTTGTTAACATTGTCCGATAAGTAGTTTAATAAGCGATGACTTTTATTAACAAAATCCGGTGTATACTTGCTTTGTTTTCTAATATATTTCGGAATTGCCATCACCAGATCCTTGAAAGAATTCTTTTAAAGTCATACCGGATAATTTCCATTGAACGATTAACATGCCGACTAATGAGATACAGATTCCGGCCACTATTCCAGCAGCTAACATTTGTAGTTCTAGATTTAATAAGTTCATTTGTTTACTCCGATTTTCTTATCCATCTTGTTTACTAATAAGTAATAAAGATCAAACGGTATTTCTTCTTCACTGTCCAAAACAGCTTTAACAACATTTCTCATGTCTTTTAATCCCTTTATATAAGACTCTGAATAACTAGTTGCCATTCGATCAACCTCTTTTTCATGTTTGGAAAATTTCATTTCATCTCCATTGAATATTTCTTCAATAATTCTGTTGAGAACTGGCCACCCTGTTTTTCAATATTCATATCCAGAAATCTTCTTGAACACCGAATATATTTATTGAAGTAATCAGCGTTTCTATTTAATAGGCCGGCTGCTTCGATAACTCCAACGAGAAATTTTTGATTAGGTGGAAGTTTTAAACGTGCTACCATGATTTCTCCTTTCTTAAATTCCCAATACCTGTTTGATAGCTTCCAATGTTTCTTCATAAGCTTTCCCATGGGCATGGCCGCTAATAACTGATCGAATGTAATTAACGGATAAACGATCTTTACCACGCCTTTTAGCTACTTGACCGGCTAGGTCCTGAATAGACCAGCCATGAAGATTTCTTGCAGAAGTGACACGATTTTCGAAAGTAGCGGTTTGAAATGCCCTTTCGTATGTTTCCGACATATAAGTCCTCTTTTCTACTTAGTTGTACTTTTTTAACTAAATTAGCTTGTTAATTCCGTTTTAATGGAATATAATTGCAATCGAAAACACTTAATAAATGCCTCGTTCTCCCCAGAATGTTTAGCGATTTAAGCGGTGTTTTTATTTAACTAATTTAAGTACAGTAATCAGAATATTCCTTTTAAGTGGAATATTCGTTATTTATTTCCATCTTTATGGAATCTTAACTTTTGCTGCCTAGAAAGATTAAACAATGACTATTTTTGACAAAATCCAAACGGAAGCAAAAAAACAAGGATTAGAAATACCGGATCTTGCAGAAAAAACAGGAGTTAGCAAAAGCACCTTATACTCTTGGAAAAATAAAGCTGCTAATACGGATAAACTTTTAAAAGTTGCTAATTATCTTCATTTATCAACCGATTACTTATTAGGAAATGGTGATGTGGGTCAATTAACTCCTCAGCAATATACTATTGCAAATCACGCTGATCCAAATTTAACAGATGAGCAGCTGGAAAAAGTTAATGATTTTATTGATTTTATAC